CGGTGCATCTGGAATAAGAATTAAAACATTAGGAACACCCAATACTTATGAATTTTTAGTAGGTAGAATATCATCTTCTTACGCTTTTGGTTGGATTCAAATACAATATTATATATAAAATGAGACACATTAGACAAATTAATACAGTTGGTCAAGAGTACTACGGAGTAGTTATAGCTCAAGAGCCATTAGAGAGCCATATTTCAATTACAAAATATCCTGATTTATTCGAAATTTCAGAAGATGAAATACCAGAAAAATATCAATATTTAGAAATGCCACCCATAACAGTACCTTTTGAAGTACAGCTGTGGAGAATTAGAACTGTATTGAAACTAATGCAACTAGAGACTCAAATAGAATCTGCTATAGAAACTATGCCAGAACCCTCTAAGACCGCAGCTACTTATGTATGGAAGTATGGAACAACGGTAGAAAGAGCTAGCCAGACAGTTCTATTACTTCAATCTGTATTGCAGTTGACAGATGAACAGGTAGATGACTTATTCATTCAATCAGACGCTATATTATTATGATACTATTTATATTAGCATACATACTATTTCTTCCACTGAGTATAGTCAACTGGTTCTTTGTAAAGGATAAGTCTGGATATTTTGAGAGTTCTGCAATTAACTTAGACAAGTTTGGTAATAGGGAGTTTAGAACACTGTTTAATAAGACACTTGTGACTGGACATAGGTTTGGAGATATAAACGAGACCATATCTAGTGTGCTAGGAAGGAATGAGTTAACAAACACCCTCACAAAGGGTGGTAAGGTATTAGTATGGATACTGGATAAGATAGACAAGGACCACTGCTTTAAAAGTATAGGAAAATGAAAAAACAAGACATAAACTGGATTTTATTTTGGATTATAGTAGTGATATGCACGTGCCTAGTTCATTATTATGGTAAAATAAAATGATTATCTTTGTAAAAAAAATCAAATGAAAACAATTACAGAACAAGAATTAGAAAACCTAAGAAGAGTAAACTCAGAGTTTAACACCTTAAAAGGAAAGATCGCAGACGCAGAGATTGAAATCAAGAAGCTTAACGTATTCAAGGAGGACGTGTTCTCTAAACTAGAGACGGTGTCAATTGACTTCAAGGAGCAAGAAAAGAAGTTGCTAGAAACATACGGCAACGTAAACATAAACCTACAAACAGGAGAGATCACAGATGACAAAAATTAGCCTATACCCAGAGATATCAGTACCAGACGTTGACGACTTATTAATCGGAACGGATGTTGAAAGTAGTAATAAAGACACTAAGAATTTTACTGTTCAGAGTATCATTGATTTAGCTCCAACTCCTACATTACAAGAGGTTGCTAACTCTGGAAATACAACAACTACTTCTATAAATGCTAATTCATTTGTAAAAACAGGTGGATTAGTGACTCAATACTTAATGGCTGATGGAAGCACTTCAGACGGAATAAGTCAAGCATATAATTCATACGTAGCACTACTTTCTTGTACAAATTCTTCTACTGTAACTACAAATTTAGTTTTTTCTGATTTAGGAACTGTTGTTTGGACTAGAAATAGTGCTGGGAATTACACAGGGACACTATCTGGAGCTTTTACAATAGGTAAGACGTTAGTTTTTTTAACATTAAATAATGGTTATAAAGTTGGGCTAACATCTACAACAAACATTACTCAAAATGTAGTAAACATAGAAGTTTTTAGTACAGTTAATATCTCTAATTATATTGACTACATAGAAAACATAGCTGTAGAAATAAGAGTATATGAATGATATTAGAAAAATCTCAATAGGACCCAACTACAAGAGTGATGCCATGCATTACCTGGTTGGGCAGGAGGTTCTCGATAAGACTTATGTTATACACTCTATACTGCTAGACAACAACACTGGATGTGTAAAGGTGTGGATAGAGAAGAACGCTGAGGTGTTCTGCTGGAAGGAGTTCAATATTAATATGCCAATTTCTCTAGAGTATAACATAAACTTCTGATGAGATCCCCAGATATGTTTGTCGTCCGACCATTAGATGGTAGGCGATACGATAATATAAAAAACATTAGTGGTGTTGACTTTATAACTAGCGTGTCTAAGGAGGATCATACGGTGTCCAATAGGCTCGCAGAAGTTGTAAGTGTACCGATAACTTACGACGGAAATGTAAAAGTTAACGATATACTTTTAGTTCACCACAACGTGTTTAAGGTCTACTACGACATGAAGGGTAGAGAGAAGAGTGGTGCCAGCTTCTTTAAGGACGACCTATTCTTTATAGACGACGAGCAGTACTTCATGTACAACCATAACGGTGAGTGGAACACACACTCCAGGTACTGCTTCATTAAGCCAATGAAACAGAAGGATTCTACTATAAACAAGAACAGCAAGGAGGAGCCACTGATGGGTACCATTGTCTATATAAATCAAGAGTTGCTAGACCTTGGTCTGAGCATTGGAGATGAGATCTCGTTTGAGCCAGACAGTGAGTACCCATTCTATATAAACGACGAGAAGCTGTACAGGATGACCACCAAAAACATTACAATCAGATGGACCACAACATAATAAAACAGAAGATCATTGCTGCTGGATACAAGGCAGTTAATGAGTTAATAAAGGTTGCAGAGGACGAGATTATAACTGGTATGGATACGGACCTTTCTGCGGATAAACTAAAGAACGCGGCAGCTACGAAACGCTTGGCAATCGAGGATGCCTTCCAGATACTTAACAGAATAGAGCAAGAGAACGACAAACTGACCGAGGAGGTCAAGGTATCGGAACCTAAAATACAGGGATTTGCAGAAAAAAGATCAAAATAATCTATACACTAGGCTTAGCGACTTCCTTCCTGCTAACACCATACACATGAAGAACAAGGCCAAGTCTTGGTCCTATGGTTATGACGAGAAGCACGACCTGGTTGTTATATCTAAGGACGGAACTATCGGTGACATATACGAGATAAATGGTCTCAATATAGCTCTACCATCCGTCCCAAAAGAAGTGTATAAAAGGGACGAGAAGAGGGAGAACCAGTACTGGGAACCAGCTGACTACCCGAGGGAGCTATCAAATATAAAGTCTATATTCCAGTGGCACACGATGTCTAAGGAGTTCAAGGCTAAGTGGGTTGACTACATAGAGGGTGAGTTTGACCGTAGAGAGAACGGGTTCTTCTTCAAGAATAACGGTATCGACACGTACATAACTGGATCTCAGTACATGTACCTGCAGTGGACAAAGATTGACGTCGGTCTTCCAGACTTCAGGGAGGCTAACAGGGTGTTCTTTATATTCTGGGAGGCGTGCAAGGCTGACGACAGGTGCTTCGGTATGACCTACCTAAAGATCAGACGTTCTGGGTTCTCTTTTATGGGATCAAGCGAGCTGGCCAACCTAGGAACACTTGCAAAGGACTCAAGGCTTGGGATACTGTCTAAGACTGGTAACGATGCCAAGACAATGTTTACGGACAAGGTTGTACCCATCGTGAACAACTACCCGTTCTTCTTCAAGCCAATACAGGACGGTATGGACAAGCCTAAGACAGAGCTGGCGTTCAGGGTTCCTGCATCAAAGATCACAAAGAAGAACATGTACGAGGATGGTGAGGTTGAGATCGAGGGTCTTGACACCACAATCGACTGGAAGAACACAGGAGACAACTCGTACGATGGTCAGAAGCTACAGCTACTGATACACGACGAGAGCGGTAAGTGGCTCGCACCAGATAACATCCTGAACAACTGGAGGGTTACCAAGACCTGTCTACGATTGGGTAGCAGGATCATCGGTAAGTGCCTCATGGGGTCAACACCTAACGCACTAGCAAAGGGAGGTTCTAACTTCAAGAGGCTGTACGAGGACTCAAACATAAAGACAAGGAACAACAACGGACAGACCAAGTCTGGTATGTACTCGCTGTATATACCGATGGAGTGGAACTTTGAGGGGTACATAGACATCTACGGAATGCCAGTGTTCAGAGAGCCAGCAAAGCCAGTACAGAGTATAGACAGGTCCATGATAAGGACAGGGGCAGTTGACTACTGGGAGAACGAGGTGGAGTCACTCAAGGGAGACGCTGACGCTCTCAACGAGTTCTACAGGCAGTTCTCAAGGACGGAGTCTCACGCGTTCAGGGACGAGAGCAAGTCATCCATATTCAACCTAACAAAGATATACCAGCAGATAGACTACAACGACTCACTTATAAGGGATAGGGTTCTCACGCGTGGATCTTTCAGTTGGCTCAACGGAGAGAAGGACACGAGGGTTGTGTGGACACCAGACTCCAGGGGAAGGTTCCTGGTGTCGTGGATACCTAGCAGCCAGATGCAGAACAACGTCATAAACAAGAACGGGATGAGGCACCCAGGCAACGACCACATCGGTGCGTTTGGTTGTGACCCGTACGACATATCTGGTACAGTTGGTGGTGGTGGATCCAACGGATCACTTCACGGGCTAACAAAGTTCAACATGGACGACGCACCTAGCAACCACTTCTTCCTTGAGTACATAGCGAGGCCACAGACGGCAGAGATATTCTTTGAGGAGGTACTGATGGCGTGTGTGTTCTATGGGATGCCTATACTTGTAGAGAATAACAAGCCAAGGCTGCTGTACCACCTAAAGAACAGGGGATACAGGGGCTTCTCTATGAACAGGCCAGACAAGCACGTAACGAACCTCTCTAAGACAGAGAAGGAGCTCGGTGGTATACCCAACTCATCAGAGGATGTTAAGCAGTCTCACGCGGCTGCAATTGAGTCGTACATAGAGAAGTATGTTGGACTAGACATGGAGGGCACGTACAGGGACTCTGACGAGATGGGCGACATGTACTTCACGAGAACAATAGAGGAGTGGGCCAAGTTTGATATAAACAACAGGACAAAGTTTGACGCTGCAATCAGCTCTGGACTAGCTATAATGGCTAACCAAAAGAATGTGTACCTTACGGCAAAAAAAGAATCGAAATTAAGCATTACCTTTGCGAAATATAATAACAATGGAAGATATAGTGAAATTATAAGATGAAGGAAGTAACTATTAAAATAAATCCTGCCAGCTTTCCTGACCAGTTTGCGTCAGATAGAGAAAAGGAGACATATGAGTATGGACTACAGATTGGTCAATCTATTCAATATGAGTGGTTTAGAAAGGATAACACTAACTCAAGATTTTATAATCAGTGGGGAGACTTCCATAGATTAAGACTATACGCAAGGGGAGAGCAGTCGGTGGCCAAGTACAAGAACGAGATGGCTGTTGACGGTGACCTTAGTCACCTGAACTTGGACTGGACTCCAGTTCCTATCATACCAAAGTTTGTTGACGTTGTTGTTAACGGTATGAATGACAGACTGTTCAAGGTTAAGGCTTACGCACAGGACTCGATATCGCTACAGAAGAAGACCAAGTATCAGGACATGATTCAGGCAGACATGCTGTCAAAGGATATCCTTACAGATATCAAGAACAACCTAGGAGTTGACGCGTTTGATACAAACCCAGAGGAGCTTCCAGAGAACGACGAGGAGCTTGCTCTGTACATGGAGCTTAAGTACAAGCCAGCGATAGAGATTGCTGAGGAGGAGGCCATCAACACGATTCTAGATCAGAATAAATACAACGAGACAAGAAAGAGAATAGACTACGACATTGCTACGCTAGGAATTGGTGTTGCAAAGCACATGTTCCTTCCAGGAGCAGGTGTTAAGATTGAGTACGTAGACCCAGCAAACATAGTATACAGCTACACAGAGGATCCAAACTTTAAGGACTGCTTCTACTGGGGAGAGATCAAGACAGTTCCAATAACAGAGCTTGTAAAGATAGACACTACCTTAACTAATGAACAACTTGAAGAGATTTCTAAGTATAGTCAGTCTTGGTACAACTATAATAATTCATCCCAGTTTTATAACAACAGCCTCTTTAGTAAGGACTCTGCTACACTGTTATATTTTAACTATAAGACAACCAAGAAGATAGTATACAAGAAGAAGAATCTTGATAACGGAAACTTTAAGATAATTGACAAGGAAGACACGTTCAATCCTCCACAGGAGATGATGGACGAGGGTAACTTTGAAAAGATTGAGAAGACTATAGACGTTTGGTACGATGGTGTTATGGTTATGGGAACTAACATAATGCTTAAGTGGGAGTTATCTCGCAACATGGTGAGACCTAAGTCTGCATCTCAGTATGCAATACCTAATTACGTGGCTGTAGCACCAAGAATGTACAAGGGAGCTATAGAGTCACTAGTTAAGAGGATGATACCATTTGCTGACCTTATACAGGTTGTACACCTAAAGCTGCAGCAGGTTATATCTAAGGTTGTTCCTGACGGTGTATTCATTGACGCAGACGGTATAAACGAGGTAGACCTCGGAACTGGATCAGCATACACACCAGAGGACGCACTCAGACTGTACTTCCAGACTGGTAGTGTTATCGGTAGGAGCTACACAGGAGATGGTGAGTTCAATAACGCAAGGGTTCCAATACAGGAGCTTAACTCTAACAGTGGGCAGGCCAAGATATCTAGCCTTGTAGGCAGTTACAACCACTACCTAGGAATGATTAGGGATGTAACTGGTCTTAACGAGGCACGTGACGGCTCTATGCCAGATCCAAACTCTTTGGTTGGTGTACAGAAGCTAGCCGCACTTAACTCGAACACAGCTACAAGACACATACTAGAGTCTAGCTTGTACATAACTAAAACACTGTCAGAGGCTATATCGTATAGGGTTGCTGACATACTAGAGTACTCAGACTTTAAGGATGAGTTTATTCTACAGATTGGTAAGTACAACGTGAGCATACTTGAAGACATTAAAGATCTCTATATATATGACTTTGGTATATTTATAGAGGTTGCACCAGACGAGGAGGAGAAGGCTCAGCTAGAGGCTAACATTCAGATGGCCCTGTCTAGGGATGCTATATATCTAGAGGACGCGATAGACATCAGAGAGATCAGAAACCTCAAGCTGGCTAACCAGTACCTTAAACTTCAGAGAAAGAAGAAGGAGGAGACCATTCAGAAGAACCAACAGGCCCAGCAGGAGATGCAGGGCAAGATTCAGCAGCAGTCACAGCAGGCAGCAGCTCAGAACGCGTTACAGGCAATACAGGCAGAGACACAGTCCAAGATGCAGATCAAGCAGGCGGAGGTTGGCTTTGATATTGAGAAACTTAAACAAGAGGCACAGCTTAAGATGGAGTTAATGAGGATGGAGTTTGATCTGAACATGCAGCTAAAGGGTGTTGAGACAGAGCAGATGAGTCAGAAGGACACTCTTAAGGAGAAGGCAAAAGATAAGAGAATAAGCATACAGAATACACAGCAATCAAAGTTAATTGACCAGCGTAAGAATAACCTTCCACCAGTAAACTTTGAGTCGAATGAGGATAGCTTGGACGGATTCGATATGGCTGAATTTGAACCAAGATAATTAGTAACTTTGCAAAAAATTAAATCAAATGGAAAATTTCACAGTTAGAGACCTAGGAGTCTCTGAGCAAAAGTCTATTCAAGAGGTAGAGCAACAGTTGTTAGATCAACACGAGGAAAAGTTTAGTCAGGAGAAGGAGGAGCCGATTATTACAACTGAACAAGTTGAAGAGGTAGGACTAAAGGATGAGGATGTACTCTCGTACATTAAGAACAGATACAATAAGGAGGTAACATCAATTGATGAGTTATTTCAAAAGAGGGAGGAAGCAGAGGAGTTGCCAGGCGACGTGTCTGCATACTTCAAATATAAGAAAGAGACTGGACGTGGGATAGAAGACTTTGTTAAGTTAAACAGGGACTACAGCTCAATGGATTCAGACTCATTGTTGGCAGAGTACTACTCACAGACAGATGAAGATCTGGACTCTGAGGATATCGCTTATATGATTGAGGACAAGTTCTCGTACGACGAGGATTTAGACGATCCAAAGGATATAAAGAAGAAGGAACTCGCCAAGAAGAAAGAGCTTGCCAAGGCTAAGAAGTACTTTGAGGATTCAAAGGAGGCATATAAGATACCAGTTGAGTCAGCTGGAGGTCTTGTCTCTGAAGATGAGAAGGAGACTTACAATGCCTACAAGAAATACGTTCAAGATTCGCAGAGTCAACAAGAAGAAAATTACAGAAAATCTGAGTATTTTCAAAAGAAGACGGAGGAACTTTTCTCTGATGATTTCAAAGGTTTTGATTTCGTTATAGGAGATAAGACAGTTAAGTTTTCACCTGGAGATGTTAAGGAGACTAAGAAAATTCAGTCAGATGTTTCAAACTTTATATCTAAGTATATAGATGCAAATGGAATGATATCTGATCCTGTTGGTTACCACAGATCATTAGCAGCTGCTATGAACCCAGAGAAGATGGCCACGTTCTTTTACGAACAAGGCAAGGCTGAGGCGTTATTAGATAATGCAAGAAAAATTAAGAACATTGATATGGATACTAGAAACGTACCACAATCAATCAGCCAGTCTGGATTTAAAGTTGTAGCTACTGAAAGTGACAGCGGAAGAGGACTAAAAATAAAAAGTAATAGAAACATTTAAAACACAAAAACATGCCAGCACAAGTAGCAAGTACCCCAGGGTTCGCATTACAACCAAGCGCAACGAGACAAACTCTTGCAACAAATTACATCACGGACTTCAACTTCTTGAACCAGTATCTTCCTGATACTTACGAGAAAGAGTTCGAACGATATGGAAATCGCTCAGTAGCATCTTTCTTAAGAGCTGTTGGAGCTGAGATGCCATCTACATCAGACCTTATCAAGTGGGCTGAACAAGGGCGTCTACACACTAAGTACGTTAACTGTGCCTCTGGAGCAGCAGCTGGAGCTGATACTGCAACAATCACAGTTTCTGACACATTGATCCCATCTTCTAACCTTTCTGGTACTGCTAGAATTGCATTTAAAGTTGGTCAAACAGTATTGATCTCTGACAACGCGTCTTCAAAATCAAACAAGGGTATCATCACAGCTGTTGCTTCTGGTGCAAACACATTTGATGTTGCATACTACGCAGCTGCAGGACAAACATTTGCATCTACAGATACTGTAAGTTGTTTTGTATACGGTTCTGAGTACAGAAAAGGAAGTGAAGGAGTTATTGAGTCTGTTGAGGCCTCTGACTCTATCTTCTCTAACAACCCAATCATCATCAAAGAGAAGTACGCTGTTACTGGATCTGACATGGCTCAGATTGGATGGGTTGAGGTTACAACTGAGAACGGTGCTACAGGATTCTTGTGGTACATTAAATCAGAGCACGAAACTCGTTTGCGTTTCGAGGACTACTTAGAGATGTCTATGATCGAGGCAGTTCCTGCTGAAACAGATTCTGGAGCTAAGGCTACTACATCTGTAGGAAACAAAGGATCTGAGGGTATGTTCTACGTTATTGGAAACAGAGGTAACGTATTCAGTGGTGGTAACCCAACCACATTGTCTGACTTTGACGAGATCATCAAGAGACTTGACAAGCAGGGTGCTATCGAAGAGAACGTATTGTTCATCAACCGTCAGTTCTCTTTCGACATTGACGACATGTTAGCAGCTCAGAACTCTTACGGAGGAGGTGGTACATCTTACGGTTTGTTTGATAACGACAAGGAGATGGCATTGAACTTAGGGTTCACAGGTTTCCGTAGAGGTTATGACTTCTACAAGACTGACTGGAAGTACTTAAATGATGCAGCTCTTAGAGGTGGTATCGTTGGTGGTGCTATCAATGGTGTATTAGTTCCAGCTGGATCTACTACAGTATACGATCAGGTTCTTGGTAAAAACGCTAAACGTCCATTCTTACACGTACGTTACAGAGCTTCTGAGACAGAAGACAGACGTTACAAGACTTGGATCACAGGTTCTGCAGGTGGAGCACAGACTTCTAGCTTAGATGCAATGGAGGTTCACTTCTTATCTGAGAGAGCTTTATGTACATTAGGAGCTAATAACTTCTTCTTGTTCACAAACTAGAATAAATAGTTAGGGATGCGGCGGTAATCGCCGCATTCTTTTTAATAAATTAAATCACATCAAATGAAAAATCAATCAGTACCAGTAGATAAGATCTACATTTTAAAGGGAGACTCAACTCCACTTACTTACATGTTGTCATCAAGGAATACACGTAGAGCACCTCTACTTCACTTTGATGGAAAATCAAACAGGGCATTACGATATGCTATAAACCAGAAGACACCATTCGAAGAAGAACAGGACGGAAACTCTATACTAGAGCCAATTGTCTTTGTTGATGGTGCACTAATTGTTCCTAAAACAAATCCTGTGTTACAGGAGTTCTTATCTTTACATCCAGGTTATGGAGACATATTTGAGGAGGTAAACAATGAGAAGAATGCCGCGAGCGATATCGAATACTTTAACGCAGAACTAGACGCTTTATTAGCAGCTAGAGACTTAAACGTGGAGATGCTAGAGGCAGTTGCTAGAGTTTTATTAGGGGCAAACATCGAAAAGATGTCCACAGCAGAGCTTAAGAGGGACGTGTTTGTTTACGCTAAGTCGTACCCAACAGACTTCTTAAATATGCTTAGTGATCCAATGTTAAAGTTACAGAATACCTGCGCTAAGTTCTTTGAGTACAATATAATTGTTATGAAGAATAAGGACAGAGACATCTACTTTAACTTACCACAAAACAAGAAGAAGATACTTACCGTTCCATACGGAGAGGATAAGAACTACATACTGGCGTCATACCTTCAGACAGACGAAGGGATTGAGGTCTTAAAGTTACTAGAAAATAACATCAAGTAATTCAAATTAAACACTCCAAAATAAGGGGTGTTTTTTTTTGCTATCTTTGTAAAAAGTTTTTAGCATGATAGACTCAGTAAGAAATACGGTGCTCTCTGCTGTAAATAAAAATAATTTTGGCTATATAACACCAGATGATTTTAATTTATTTGCAAAGCAGGCACAGATAGATATATTTGAAGATTATTTCTACCAGTACAATACCTGGATAAATAAGATGAATAACAGACAGTCTGGGACTGGATATGCTGACATGATTAAGCTGGTTGAGGACGTAATAGATAGCTTCTCTTCAACAGCTACTCTTGCCTATGATACAGATGTATTCGAGCTACCTAGTGACTACTACTACATAAACACAATTAGGTACGGATCAAAGGAGGTGGACAGGGTTTCACACGATAAGGCATTAAATCTTTTATCTTCAAACCTAACCTCTCCATCTACTATTTATCCAGCATACACGCAGGAGGGTAACAATATAACTGTCTATCCAGACACGATTATAACCAATGTAAAGTCTCAGTATATAAGGATTCCAAAGGACCCTAAGTGGACGTATGCAATGGTGAACGGTTCACCTATATTTAACCAGAACAATGACTACCAGGACTTTGAGTTGCCACTTACTGACGAGCCTCTGCTTGTTGCTAAGATACTTATGTATGCTGGACTATCTATAAGAGAGGCTGACGTGTACCAGTTTGGTAATGTTGAGCAGACTAATAATAAACAAACACAGGGATAATAATGGCATACTTAACTGGATATCAGTACTATGAGAATGAAGGAAACAACCCAGAGGGAGAGAACTGGGGATCCTATCAGTACACGTCTTTGGATGATGTAGTGAATAACTTCATGCTGATGTATGTTGGAAACGACAAGTTAATTAACAACGTGTCTAGATACAACGTACTGTTCCACGCAAAGAGAGGAATACAGGAGGTAAACTACGACGCACTTAAAGAGATAAAGGTTCTTGAGATAAGCATATGTGATGACCTTAAGTTTGTTCTACCAGACAACTACGTGAACTACGTAAGGATATCACTATATAAAGATGGTGTGCTTCGTCCACTGACAGAGAACATCCAGACAAACTACAGCAACAGCTACCTTCAGGACAACAACTGTAGGGTACTGTTTGACCAGGACGGAGATGTTCTAGAGGGAACCTCTATAATGGACAACGACAGGATCACAAACCAGCAGAGGACAATGTACCCAGGATCTGGTCCATTCAGTGGAAGAGAGGGCTTCAACTACAACGGCATGTGGTACTTCGACTACCCTATAGGGTCTCGTTTCGGTCTTAACACTGAGACTGCTAACATAAACCCTACATACAGAATAGACAAGAAGTCTGGGGTCATAAACTTTGGATCAGGTATGGCTGGAGAGCTTTGTATACTTGAGTACGTGTCAGATGGTATGGAGGAGGGAGAAGACTCTAAGGTGAGCATAAACAAGATGGCCGAGGAGTTCCTATACGCCCACATAAAGTACCAGATACTGTCATCTAAGCTAGGTGTTCAGGAGTACGTGGTGCAGAGAGCAAAGAAAGAAAGAACAGCTATACTAAGGAACACTAGAATTAGATTAGGAAACATTCACCCAGGTA